ACTAAACACAACTAGCAATTTTACACTAACTGGTGCTAGCCCAACTAGGACTGTTCACTAATGCGTACAATACTAGACAAACCATTTTATACTGGGCATATTAAACATTTTGATAAAATGGTTACTGAATTAAGCCCATATATGACTGAACATGAAATTGATCAGTGTATTGGTTACATGTTTACATTAAATGATACCAAATATGATATTAATCCTACACCAGATGATTGTAAAACTCAATTACAAATAATGTTTGGTCGTGATCGTTTTAATGAATTATGTAAGTCTTGGGGCGAAAAGAACCAAAAGTTTTTAACTGTATTTGGTACACTCAAATATAAACATAAAGTCGATGGTACATATTGGGATGGTCTTGATAATGATGACAATCCTAACGATTATGAAAAGGTCTATATATGAATACATTAGGTAATACTGCTAAGTATGGTACAATAGAACAGGTTATACAATTGTTAAAAAAGTATGGCACAGAACCTTATCCAGACAATCAATACTTAAGTAATGTTATAGAACAATGTATTAATAGATTAAACAATGAAGGTATTAATATAAATGAGTTATAAACCAACTATAGCCATGGCAAATAATGCTAAGTATGGATTAGAGTTACGTGAACTAAGCACACCTAGCAATCGTGGTGGTACCCAAGTTGGTTTACAAAGAGCAAATCAATTCGCAAAACGTGAAAATGTAAGTTTAGATACAGTTATGCGAACATATCAATTTTTGTCAAGACATCGTAAGAATTATAAGCCTGGAGAAAATACACCTGGTACACAAGCTTATTTGATGTGGGGAGGCCCCGCAGCATTAACATGGGCTAACAAAATATTACGTGAAGAAGGATTAATATAATGTTTGACCTTAGTTATCCAGATCATCTTATTGAATTATTCACAAAAGTCGATAATATGACTGACGAACAAAAATTTAGTTATTACAACAAACTTATTAACTTGCCAAAACATAAACATGATTTGTATACACCAACAGTTATTGACTATGTAAACAAATCTATACAGGGTATCACAGTCGATTTAACTTGCTGTAACAAATATGATTAAGACACTAGCTGATGTTGTAAAACTTATGCGTAACCCACAACACGCAGAGAAAATAATTATTACAAGAAAACCAACACCTGCGTTATTAAAAGGAGTACAAAATGACAAAACTATATTACATAAGGTACAACATTCCTGAACTAATTATAGGAATAACATTAGGAATATTACTATGGAAGACTTGAATAATAATCAATTAAAACCAATTGGTAAGCGTGGAGGTCCACGTATTAATAGTGGTAGAAAAAAAGGTACCACAAACAAAATAAGTGGCGCTAGTATACTTGATGCTATTAAAAAAGAAACAAACAATAATTTTGAAACATTATTAGCACAAGGATACCATGATAGTATCATTAATAATGACAAATTTACAAGACTACAATATGAAAAAATGTTCTTAAGCAAAGTAGTTGCTGATAAACAAGAAATTGATATGACAAGCAATGGTCAAACAATTGGTGCTGTGTTTCATTTCCCACAAAAGGAGTTACCAGATTGGAATATTATGAATAATATTCCAGTAACTATTACAACTGATGCCTCGACCAATTGATATTCCACTATATGGTGAACAAGCAACAATTTTATCAGATTGGTTAAACACCAACAAACATTGTATTGATATAGTTCCTGTTGGAAGTGGCAAAACATTTTTAGCAGCAATAGCATTACCAATCTTTGCTACAAACGAACAATATCATAAAGGCAAAGATATCATATATAGTGCTCCAACTGGCACAATGATTAAATCGTTAATCTGGGAACAACTTAAAAAATCTTGTATTGAATATTTTGGGCTAATCGATGGAAAAGATATTAATAATAGTGAGCTTACTATTAAGTTCCACAACAATGTGTTCATACGCTGTAAATCAGCCGAACAGCGTGAAAACCTTAGAGGTCTTAACGTTGGTATATGGGTAGCTGACGAAGCAGCATTATATACTAGAGATACATTACAAGAAATAACAAATCGATTAAGACCTAGAGTTGGCACACCTGATACAGAAGGTAGATTGATAGTTATTAGCACGCCCAATGGTGCTGGCCCACTTTACGAACTATTCCAATTGGCGTTACAAAATAATGAACGCTATATTGTAAGACATTATAACTACCTACAAATGCGTAGTGGTAATAGAAATTTTATCGAAGAACAAAAAAGAATTATAAGCCCACTTAAGTTCGCACAAGATTACATGTGTACATTTGAAAGTGTTGTGGATCAATTCTTTTATGCTTTTGACAGACACAAACACACTAAAACAATTACAGACAGACATGGTGACTTGTATACTTTTCATGATTTTAATAAAAGAGTCATGTGTGCCACAGTAGCACAAGTCACAAAGCCAGGCACAAACGAAGGTACAATAGAAATAATTAAAAGTTACGCAATACCAGACTGCTCCACAGAAGGTATTGCTAGTGCTATTCGTGAGGACTTCCCGAAAAGACGCATTAATAGTATCATAGACATGTCAGGTACACAACTAAATCGGGACACTACAAGTCCTTTTGGCGTAACTGACAAAATCATATTAGAAAAGTATGGTTTTAATATTGTTAATACTAGAAAAAGCAATCCATTAATTACTGATACAGATAATACAAGTAATAGTTTCATAGCACGAAATGGATTGTTTATACAACCTGATGATAAGTTTTTATTAGAAGCATTAAGCACATATCATTTTGAAGATGCCTCACGTAAACGCTTAGTAAAATATACTGAGCAAAAATACGCACACATCGATGGATTAGGTGATTGTATACGTTATGGAATACATTATCTATTTCCTATCACACACGATAGTCTTCCTATTAAAGAATATGTTGGTATGGATACAAGATTAAGCAAACAATTTGTTCCAGGTGTACAACATATGCCTTATAGTCCATTATATCCTGGTGGACCAACTTGGGAAGAAATTATTAAAGGTGAAGAAGTGGAGGATCAAATGACATGGAGTTAGTATGCGAAAAAAAATTAATATAAGTAATAGAATGCTTACAAAATATATTGTCAATCCACTAAATGGATGTTGGGAATGGCAAGGTGGTAAAAATAATGTAGGTTATGGATTTGTAAGAGATGGTAAAAGAATGCGTACTGCTCATCGTGTAAGTTATGAATTACATGTTGGGCCTATCACAGATAATTTACATGTTTTACATAATTGTGATAATAAAAAATGTATAAATCCAAATCATCTACGATTAGGCACACATAGCGACAATATGACTGATAAGTATGAACGAAATCCTCATGCTTTTACTTATGGAAAATGTACACATTGTGGTATAGAAACATCAACATTGTTGATTAAACGATGGCACAATGATAGGTGTAAGCAAAACCCTATGACTAAATAACTAATGCGTATAATTTACGCATTGTTTGTGAGACAAAATAATTATGAACAACAGTGATTTACTTAAGCGTAGTCCAATCTACGATACAATATATTTACAGATGTTAAGCTACCAATATGCTTACCTCGGTGGACTACCTTTTAAAATGCAGGTTCGTAAAAAACGCCCAAGTGAAGATAGCACATTATGGAATGATTTGGTTAACAATACAATTGCTCAACCAATTTGTAGGTACATCGTTGACACAATTAATGATGTACTTTTTGAGCCAGGCATAAAACGCAATCTACAATTTTGTACGCCTACTGGACAAATGTTAAGTTCTAACAATACAGAATGGGCTGATTTGTTTATGTTAGATAGTGATCTATATAATAACAGTATGAACGCATTTATGGAAAACATAGGTGATCTTACAAGTATATATGGACATTGTTGGGTAGCAGTTGATATGCCACAAGAAAATCAAGGAAATCTTGGTAGACCATATGTGTGTGCTATTAATCCATTAAACGTTTGGGATTGGGAATTCGATTACTATGGTGGCAAACCTCTATTAAAATATGTAAAAATTAAAGAAATGGAAGAAGAGGATTGCTATTATATAAAATGTTACCATTTAGGTACACAATCAACACCTAGTTATTGGGAAAGTTATGAAGTAGAAAAAAATAGCAGTGGGCAAACCAATATGCCTGCTGAAAAAACTGGTGAGGGTGTTTTTCCACTTGGCATGAGTATTCCTGTTTTTATAGCATATGGTCGTCGTGATCCTAGAACAATTGATTTTGGTATAAGTGATATAGATAGCGCATCAGACGCACAAAAAGAACATTATAAATTAGAATGTGACAAGTATAGCGCATTACAATTTGCTAGAACATTAATACGTGCTGATAAGGGCATAAGTATACCAGTTCACGCTGGTGCTATTGTTAGGGCTAGTGAAGGACAAGTAGAGGCAATACCTGTAGATACTGGTGATGTTGATAAAATTATAATGGCACAACAAGATATATTAGAACAAATAGAAGCATTAACTGGATTAGGTGGATTGCGTAATACCAA